TAAGCTTTAGGGGTGGTGGAACCTCTCCAAGTCCCAATCCTTTCTCAACATGAGTGACAGATCGGATTCGACAAGCCTTTTTGGAGAGGAGGATGTTCTTGTCGTTAAAATGCCTGGGCGCGAGTCCAGGAACATTCCCCGTTCAAATGGAGGTGCTGCCCGCGAGGGACAACCAAGCACAGAGCCAGAGAACGACGGTGGTGGGGATAGTGGCGCCCCATCTCCGTCTGCAGAGGAACCCGATCGGCGTCGGTCTTCCTCTAGTCACCGCCCCGGCAATCAAGGCCCGGGTTTTAGGCTTAGGAGACGTGGTAGGTTGACTCGCGCAATGGAGTCAGCCGTGAGCAGAGCCGTACGAGGGACAGCGTTTGATGGTGGAAAGACCTCTCAGTCGCTTGTTTCGGTATGGATCAGCTTAATTCACGATCTCTCTGGAGCAAAGGTTACAGGTGGTAACCGAGTCGAGTTTGACGAAGACGGGAACGATTGGCTTCTCACACTGAAGAGCGGGGAGAATGAGAGTGCGATTTCTCTTGGTATGTACGTTAAGATTCAGTCTTACGCGTGCTTTAAACCCAGGACACAGGAATTAGCTCAATCTCTTCGTGCTAGGGCAATGCAAGCTTCCAAGGAACTTGATTACCCTACTCAGTACGCAGCATTTGTGTTACCAGGTACCGTCGCATTGGCCATGTTGGTTTTACCGCATGAGCGTGATGCATGGGCGGGAATGGGTTCCAAGTGTGGGCATGCAAGTGGGAAGACAGCTGTTCAGTTTGCCAACGGTGAGGTTTTCGAAACCTATAGATACGCAATGAGGTCGGGACGAGAGATCGTTTTACAGGGCTCAAGCGGATTTTCTAGGTGGTTGAAACTTTGCGCAGGTGGGCAGACAACCGCTAGAGCCAGACAGCTTCCTAGGAACAAGAAGTAGGGATGTATATCCGACACGGCGTTGGGTGTATGTTACGGAAGACACGAATTCTTGCTCCGTGACGACGCCCGTATAACGGAACCTGTGGAGGAGTCATCCCAAATGTCTTGTGATCCTGGGAAAAGGATGATGTACAGGTGTTTTGTGCCTGCAGTTGAGGGAGTTTGGGGACCCGCTGTTCATAGCAATTGTAATCACAATGAATTAGCGGCCCTGGCTTTGCGTACTATGGGCGTTACTCCGAGTGACCCTAAACATTTTTCTTCATTGGTGGAACGCGCTTTCATGAAGTTGAGGATTAGGGTTAAGCAATTAAATTTGCAACCTTGGAGTTTGGAACGTGTGGCCGGATCCTACAAGGGGTCCATGGGTAAGAGGTACGCTGAGGCTTTGAAGAGCCTGGACGAGGAGTGGCTAGGGAAACATGATTTTTCATTGTCGGCCTTCGTGAAAGCGGAGAAATTTGATCCGATTTTGAAAATATCCAAGCCCAGAATGATCAATCCTCGTTCTCCCAGGTACAACTTGGTTTTAGCGTCATACCTTAAACCTTTGGAACATGCCCTTTGGAGGGATTGGTGCGTAGGCCACATGTGCACCCCAACGCGGATGTCGGGGAAAGGATTGAACGGGGTTGCAAGGGCCCAACTTATTCAGGAAAAGATGGAGAGCGTGGGGGATTGTGTCGTGTTTGAGGTAGATGGCAAGGCTTTTGAAGCGCACGTCACGCATGCACAATTGCGGTTGGAGCAGGGGGTTTACAAGGCGGCATTTCCCAATGATTCGGAATTGCGTAGGCTTTTGGAGGTTCAGTTGAAGTTCA